ACAAGAGAACTAACTGAAATCCAGAAGCGTTTCGAAATGCTGGCCAACGCCGCGCCCGCCACCAAGCCCCGCGCCAAAGCCAAGCCCATGGTCATCGAAGCCGATGGCGTGGAAATCGACCTGAACAACCACTTCAAAATAACCGGCAAGGGCCCCAACAAGACAATCAAGTTCCTGGGCAAAACCGTCGGCAAAGTAACCAAAGATGGCGACGATTTCGTCATAAGGACAGACGACCTGGATTACGATGTCGTCGTCGAATACGAAAGCGAGATCAAACGAGAGTTAATAAAGATATTCAACAAAAGGATTAAGCTGGCCCTGGAACAAGGCCACCTCCAACCCTCTGCACTGGCCCCGGCTGGCTCTGGACGCGCCTTCCACAACCCGAACCACAAGAACACCAACACCTATAAAAACGCCGTCGAAGAGCCCGACACCACACCGGTAGACGAAGCCTCGGTACTCGAAGCGGAACTGAGCGCCGATACAGAGAATAGGGCTGTCCATATGGCCATGTCCGAATTCGGCGATGATATCCCCGACGGAATGTCATTCGCCCTGGCCATCACTAGCGGTAAATATAAGGGCAAGTTCAGGCACGCATCACCCAAGCAGCTTGGCGAGAACAACCCCGTCAAGGCCATCCTTGGCAAACAGAAGGGCGAAAGCTTCGTCGTTGGCTGGAGCGATCCAAGCCTACGCGGCAGGGCCAGAGACGCATCATTCTCACCAATAGACGGCGGCGATTACGCGCCCGTCAAGAAACCACAGAACGTAGAGAAAGTAGGCAAGCTCAAGGACGATCCAGACATTGTTGATCCCGGCACGCGACCAATCAGCTTCGCCCAGGCAGCAAACATTGAGATCGACCAAGCCACCCTACCCACCTTTGCTGGCAAAAGCCTACAGGGCAAATTTAAGTATCTGGGGGATGTCGTAGAGGAACTTCAGGCCTACGAGAATATGGCCTGGAGTTCCCCGCACTTCAAAACCCCAGACGACTACAAGGGCTACATCAGCTACATGGAGCTTCTTAACGACATCATCAGCTACAACGCCCCTCATGGAATCAAATGGAACAACGCCAGCCGCAATGCATCCATGCAGCAATTGGCCATGATCATGCGGGCGCGTCCGCTCGGTGAATTAAACGCGGTGATGTCTGTCCTCCGCAACATTAGTGGCGCAGACAGCGCACTGCCACGGTTCAGGAATGACCCAACTGGCTACGCCTTCATGCCCCAATCCACCCGTAGCGCCGACACGGCCAACACCATCGGCATCGGTGAGGCGGGCGACGGAACCAGCAACACACCGGACTTCCAGAAAGTCATCCACGAAATAGGTCATTGGGCCTACGCCAACATCCTCACACCCAAAGACAAGAGCATGTTCTGGGAAGCCATGGGAAGGTATATCACCGACGAAGGCGTGGACATCGGAAGCCTCACCAAGCGTCTTCCGGGTGCGGCAGACAACGAACTACATAGTCCCGCCGAGTTCTTCGCACAGCAGTTCTCCCAATTCGCAATCTCTCGCGGCAAGGCCGGGACACCAACAGAACTTATGTCCCTATGGGAAAAAATTGCCGTCAAAGTCCGCAGCGTCATGGAACGTTTCTTCCTGGCAGACAACAACGTAGACCCTAAACTAATCCCGCTGTTCGAGCGCATCTTGCCCGACAGGGACTTCAACGCTAACAAGTACCTAGACATGCAGAAAAAGATAGCGGGCAACACCTCTGGCTCAAAGCCTGGGCGCGTCAAGTTCCTCGCTGACAAACTTGTTAACTGGGAAACCATTAAGAACAACATCGAAAGGGCTCTCGCCGACGGAGACCCCGAAAAGGTAAGAGAAGCCCTTGGTGGCCGGAAGGTAACAGCGTCCGGCGTGGCCGAGGTAAATTCATTCGTACAGGAAAGCATTGCGTATAAGGGTAAGGACGGTTCCAAGAAATACTACAACGCCAAGGGCCAGGCGAAAACACGAGTGGGCCTATTGGACCGGGGGAAAAAGACAGGCGAAGACGACCAGGGACGAGAAGTCTTCCAGTACATGAACTCGTTCCATGTTAGAAACAAACTTCTCAGGGCGATGAGAGAAGTTCAGGACTTCCAGGCTGAAAATCCAGACCCAAGCTATGCTGGAACCCTGACACCTGAAGCCCTGGAAGCCGTGGCAACCAGACGAACAGGCGAAAGCGAGTTGGCCCGCCAACAGGAAATAGAGGCCCTGGCCGACAGCCTGTTAAGCGGCGATTCCGACGGGATACCAGACATCGACGGTCTGGGATACAATGATCCCATAGCAGACCTGGCCCTCAACAAGACAGACCAAGGTGTAAGCGATAGGTTGACTACCCTAGCCAACCGCGTACTGAACATTATCCACGAAGTACAGGTGGATATGCGTAAACAGGTTGGCCGCAACACACCTAAAACGAAGATTGGTGAGGGTATCCGCGTTAGCCCAGACGGCGAAATGGTAGCCACGCAGAACCGTCAATCCGAGTTCCACAAACGCCGGGCTCTTGCCAAGCGCAAAGCATTAATAGAGGGTGCCGACGACATCGTCGCCAAACTCGTAGCCAAGGCCGACGGTATCTTCGCCGACATTGGCGGAAAGACAACGGTTGCCACAGACAACCCAACCGGCGTCGAGTTTTCGTCTGTCAACGAGATGTCGATGCCCGAAATCGTAGCTGAGATACTGTCCTCAGGCACCGATTCGCCCAACGCACGTGTCCGCGACCTAAACATTGCACTAAACAGGAAGCTTTTGACCGCCCCGGAGATAGCGGAACTGGATTATCCCGCCGGGACCGAGCTAATAGTTGGTGGAAAACGAGCCGAAACCCCCGAAGACTTCCAACATGCAATCGTAAGCGCCTTCATCCGTGGCAAAGAAGACGAGATGAACCTCGCAGCGGCTGGCCTGAAGCGGGTTTGGCAAGAAAACCCAGACATCTCATTCAAATCCAGCATGGTCAACCGCGCAATGGATGTAGAGATCGCCCAGACAAGGGGTGCGGGCGAAGAAAACGGCATTCCTAACAGGGCTACCGCAGAAGTTAAGGAAATATTAAGAAAGATTACCCACCGAGACAAGAAGGTCGAATCAAACTCAAGGCTTCTGGCCTACCGTATGATGAACCTGATGGGCAAGACCCAGCAAAACGCGGTGAACAGGGCCAACGTTATGAGCCTCGACGATGTTCAGCGCCTATTCGGAACAGAAGCCCAGGACGGTAGCTTCGGTGTCTTCCGGCACGCCCAGGATGGCCCGGAATTCAACCAGCTTCGCAAGACCATGCGTAAAATGGGCATGGCCCTCAAGAAGGGCGACGGTGGCGCGGACTTCATAGGGCTCCGTCCAAACACGAAGGGCCAGGAATACACGGTCATACACGAAATCGGCCACCTCCTGGTACGTGGCAACTTCTCCCTGGAGCAACGCCAGATCATCAACGGCATGTACAAGGAAGCAGTAACCCTAGGAGACCCACGAGCCCTAGAGGTCACAAAGCGTAGCTCGGCTTACGGTGCCCTGGACGGGCTACCGCCCCAGGCTGTCCAAGAAAGGCTGGCGGAAGAATGGTTCGTGGATGGTTTCGCCAACTACCTCGGTAACCGGGTCAGCAAGACAGACAACTTCGGCAAGGTTAAGCTGAAGGGCCGCCTCGAAACCATGGTCGATGAGCTAATCGAACAGGTCAGCTACTTCGTCAACGGTCTCCTGGGAAACAAAACACTTCGTCAGCAATACCGTTACCTGACCTTTGGTGGCGATATGCTTGCCAACAAATCTGCCGTAAACACACCCGTTAGAAGCGCGGTACGGAACACCGGCAGCTTCTCCATGATGAACGAGGTCGCCCCAAAGTACGCACAGGAGACCATAGGAAACTACAGCCCTGCCCGCGAGGTATACGCACGAGAATTCGTGGGTGTAAACGAAACAGAAGACCTTATGAACTACGTGTACTACCACGGCACGCCAAACGGCGGTAAGTTCAGCCGCGCCACCAACCCAGATGTAATCCTAGAGCCTTCAGGCCCTGAAGCCCTGTTCGGCGAAGGAATATATCTCACCAAAGCCAATTCACTGGCTATCGATTATAGCGAAGCGGGCCATCGAACCTCTATGAGACAGATGGTAGACGACGCCAACCTTAGCTCGAACAGGAAGGGCATAGGCTACGAGTACGCAGACAAGATCGCCGCTAACCGCATAAAAATTACAGACCTCTTGTCCTACCTAGACGGCATCCACTACCGCGAGACAACCAAAAGGCGGGCAGCGAGCATAGCCGATGGGTCCATTGATGAGGTCGTAGACAGCCCAGCCAGTAACCTCTTCAAGGTACAAAAGAAATTGGCGGCCCTATACCAGGAAGAGAAAGTCTTATGGACGCTCTTCGCAGACACAACCGGTATCCAAAGACAGCCAAAAGTTCTACCGCTCCTGGTACGGATGGAAGATACGTTTAATTTCGACGCCAACACCTTCTACTCCATCAAGGGCAACCACAACGACATCACCTGGCTTATCACCGACATGGCAGACAAGAGAATGTTCACCCAACACGTGGGCAAAAATCTCATCGAAGAACTGCGGACGGGTGGCTTCTTTGCTGGTGACGATCTCTTCGAAATAATTATCGATAGCATCAAACGCGGGGGAACCTCAGAAGAAGAGGCCAAGACCATCCTAACCAGCTTCATGCGGGACTTGGGCTACGATAGCTTTAGGGTCACCGACCTTGATCCCGTGAATGGATCAGCGGTTGAAGCCATAGTCGTATTCAACCCAGCCCACGTTAAGCACGTTGACGCCGACGTATTCGACAGCGACCTACCCAACATGTTCGCAGACATGATTGGCGGCATGGACGATACGTCCCTGGCTGGCAAGGTTATGATGGATCAGATCGATCTTGGACGAAACATTAACCCAGGCGACATGGTAGGCCTAGGTGCCGAAGCACAGCGACTCGGCGTTCCTGACGCATTACAGGGCTTCCTCAGACGAACACTTCGCCGCGAAGAGCCCACAATGGACGATTTCGCAGCAGTCCAACGCCACAGTGGCCAAGGGAAAGGCGGCAATTGGATACGAGAGAACTCCGTCCACCTACGCAGAGTCGGTGCCCATTGGTTCGGCAACATCGTAAAGCCAGAAGGCGGGGCTGGCCTGTTTCAGAAACAAAGCTCCGATCTTGCGAAGAAGGTTGCTCCCCTCATCAGCGCCCTTAGGTCGCTCCCTGATTCTGTTGGCTCCGGCAAACGCTGGCTCCTAAAGAACCAAGGCCTCATCTATCCCGTCAACAAGAAACTCGGCACGCAAGCCGTACCCGCTAGTCACGAAAGAATTATCCGTGCAATGCGGGCACAGGACTTAACGACACTGAACGCACGAGAGCGCATAGTGGCCATGGATATTGCCAAGTCCTTTAAGGACGAACTCAATACCATGATGGAACTCGGCATTCCAATCGGAGACGTTGCGGCAAAACTCAACCAGAAATACTACGTCCCCCAGGTTTGGGATACGGGTGCTATCCAGGCCAACCCAGGCAAGTTCAACAGGGTGCTGGTCGCCCATTTCATGCGGGAAGCCAGAGCGAGCGGTATCAACATGGACGCCAGGGAAGCCAACCGCATATCAACCGAGATCATTAAAAGGATGATCGATACGGATGGTCGAATTGACGTAGACAACGTTCTCCACAGGCGTATGTCTAGCGCATCCAACCCATTCATGCAGCGGTTCCTGAAGCTTACCCCAGACGAACTCCCTGAAATGGGCGAATACATGGTGACTGACCTAGAGGGTATCTTGTCTAGGTACTACGACAAAACCACTAGAACCATAAACATGGCGAAAGAGTTCGGCACCAACAACCACGGCGCAGACGCATACATCCATGTCTCCGAGCATGGCTTACGTGGGGCCGCAGACATCTTACTAAGAAATAAGACAATCGGTGTTGGCCGTAAGGAAATGGGCGTCGAAGCCCAAATAACAGACGAGATTATTCCCCGGCTGGCCCTAAGTGAGGATGATGCTGGCACTTTGTTAGTCCGCGTCTCCGACATGCTCGGCTCGACCAAGCAGTCTAAGACAAAGAATAAACAGGATGCCATTAACCTTCTCCTAGAGGTGATGGATGTAACCACTCTAAACAAAGGTCAATATGACCAATATAAAATCCGGGTGAAGGCCATCGTGAACGCCCTCGCTGACTTCGAGGTTCCCGCCAGCAAGGACACTACTGATTGGATGGTAAGGTATCTGAACGTCCTGAACCGTAAACCACTCGGTTCGGAGAGAGCTTATTCCACGACCAGGAAGATCAAAACATTCAACTCGGTTTCCCTGCTGTCCTGGACAACCCTGACTTCCTTCCCCGACGTTGTCTTGCCGCTGGTAAGAAGCGGTAAGCTTGGAGCCTGGGGCAAGGGCTGGGCGCAACGATGGATGGGTGACCCCTCATACAAGCAAGCAGCACGCGATATCGGCGTTGGCATTGAAAACCTGATCCACGATAACATGACCTACATGGCTGGTGATGGTTCCCAACGATTTACCAATGCCTTCTTCAACGCAACGCTACTTACCCCATGGACCAACCTACAAAGGGAAGTCTCCGCACTCGTAGGCTTCAATGCCCTCAAGGCAGAGGCTGACGCGGCCAGACGGCAAGTCTCTAACGGCAGAGGTGGAAATTTCCGCCACAAAAAGGCCATGCGATTCCTGAAGAGGTATGGTCTAGAGGAGTATGGCGAAGCCGGTGGCCCTCGTCTGGACGATATCCGATCCCACGTAAACGACGATAAAGTACGCTACGCCATCATGCGTTTCGTAAACGAGACCATCTTCACGCCTGACCCCAACGATGTTCCCATGTGGGCACAGACACCGTGGGGCGGCCTGGCATTCCAGCTTAAATCATTCCCGATAATGATGGGACGTATGTCAAAGGATGTCATAAAAGAAGCTGGACACGGAAACGTTGCCCCGTTAGCCCTACTCCTCACGGCTGGCGCGGGTTTCGGCATGGGTGCCAACGCCGCCAAAGACCTGATACTGGGCCGTGGCGGCAAGTCCGGCACCGAAAGAAAGCTGCGTGAACGTAGGCTAGACAAAACATTTGTTGGTGATATCGCCAAAGCCCTCGGCGGCGACATCGAAAACAGCCAGTTTATGAACGAAGACAACCTCGCCACCCTCGGCTTCACACCAAATGAGTTCCTCGGTTGGTGGGTAGAAGGCCTATTGGCCATGGGTGGCCTTGGTCTGGTAGCGGAGATGGCGTTTAACTCCGCAGCCCAGGCAGACAATGGCTCCTACGGCCAGATACGGGTCTTGTCTGCCGTCGCCGGACCATCCGTCGGTATCGGAGTTGATGCTCTCAAGGGCGTTTCCGCCGCGATGGACATCGACAACCCCAGCAAGGCACGAGATTTCGGCAGATCGGTAGGAAGACGGATACCCGTCCTTGGTGGTATAAAGAGTTTCCAAGAGAGCGCGGCTGAATTCGCTGGAGGAGAGGCTAAAACTAGAGGAAGTAGAAGTGGAAATTCTGGTGGCTGGATTACTAAAACGAACTGGGTTGGGTTACCTCAGGGAAACACCAAGAAAAGGCGGTAGGTTCCTTGCTTCCGTCCTCCTTGCCCTGGTGGTGTCTGCGTGTGTCACCAGCACGCCCTCAGGCAAGGCGGTTCTCTTAAAACCACCGCCGCTAACCATCCATCAGCAAATAGCGACATGGAGTACCGAATGCGGTCAAGTCAACCGCCATCTGGACTTCATTATGGCTGAAATCAAGGAACGTCATCCAAACGCCACCACCATGCTTCTTACCGATGGCGATGCCATGCAGACCGTGGCCGCGCATAACGCCTCTCCGCCCATAACTAGCGTTGACGCAGACACAGTATTCATTGCCTACCGTGAGACTGACAAGGTGTGGTTAATGGTTCTGGCTAAGGGTAAGTGCATAGTGTCCGTGTTCCAAATCCTACCCCAATTCGCCAGACAACTGATGAGCGGGAGACCGGTTTATAATCCGTCAAACACGTTATAGAAATGGTTGAAGTCAGGTTCACAGACATCGACTCGCAGGGTCACGCGAACCATCTGGCCATAGCCGCCTGGGTATCCCATGAGCGGGTTAAATTATTCGATGACGCTATATTGTATGCACAGCTAGGTAGCCGATGGGATCACGTTATGGTTCATATCGATATGGACTTTAAGACAGAGATTACATACCCCAGCAACGTGATGATCTTCTCGAAGGTCATAAAAATTGGCGGGAAGTCAGTTACTACAGACTACGAGGTGTTCGTTAGGGGGGAGGAAGCGGCCCACGCTACTTGCGTAAACGTATTCACCCGCGACGGTAAGCCAACTGAACTACCCGATACCCTAAGGGATGCCCTTCGCGACCTAGAGGTCTAAGAGAAATAGGTCTCGCTCGCTCTTCCTTCGTCTAACTAGACCCCTCAGAATACGACCACCACCCCTCCTCCACTTAGGAAATTCGTCGGCGGCACCGTAATAATTTCCACGGTTCAGCTTCATCCGCAACGTACTGGACTGAAAGTTTCCGCTGCCGACATTGTATATAAAAGAAGTAAGAGACGAGTACGAATTCGCGGTCATCCCAACCTTAACCAGCCTAGCAATTGCGTGTTCAGTATGGTGAATTTCCCGCAGCAATAATTTTTCAGCGTATTCCTCGTCTATATCCGGCTGGTCTTCCCGTATGGGATCGCCGTTATGGTCCCATGTCGAGCCCCAACCTATCGTCAGACGCGAGGCTGGACAACGATAGACAGACGAAGAGTAACCCTCGTAGTGCTTAATGATCTCCAACCCAGCGTCATTGATCTTCACTCACTCATCCCCCGGCATATGCTGTACGCCACGCATGGGGATGCATTGGATTTTAGCAATGGAGTAGGCTCTGGTTTTCTGAATAAGGCCTTGGTCATTCCGTTCATGGCGTTGCCAAGTGAATGCTGATTTCATTATCTTCTGGACATCTTCACACATGGCCTTCGACGGAATGTAAAACCTGTCTATGGTATTTGCAATTCCCCCTTCCGGGGTAACAACGACAATTTGTAGGATCAAAAGAAATGGCTTCATATACCCTTCAACTCCTGTCTCACCTTCCTCATATCAATCACCGGTGGCTTCTTGCCCTTAGCGAGGCACTTGTAGGCATAGTTAGGGCCCCAAGGGATCGTCGCAATCAAGTGGTAGACCGCCCTCGTACAAGATGACTGCGTTGTAAAATACTCGTGTGCGAACCATCCATCACTGGTCATGGTATGGACCCATAGTATGAAGAACATTGTTGTCATTTCTCAATCCAGACAAAGGGCATTTACCCAGCTTCCTTACGGTTAAATGTACGTTGACCGAACCAGAAGCAGACGATGGCAGACCAGAGTAATTCTGCTTCACCACTCCAGATCATCATATAGGCCGCATCATCAATATACCCGGATGCTCGCAATCCAGTGAGAACCACGAACTCCGCGAATATCAGGTAGGTGATTACAGGCCTGACAGACGAGGAAAGGTTGATACACCACTGGGCTGACTTCTTGGTGACGGCGGCGTGTTCCTTGTGGAGAGCCTCAACTTCACTGATGTCAGCTTGGATATTCATCATCTGCATTTTTTGTGAGCCAAGCTTTATTTGCTGTTCGAGTTGCTTGTCCATCAACCGCAACTCATGCGCCTGATCCCTCTTCTCCTGGAAGAATCCTAATATTTTTGGAAGAAAGGAAGTGGTAAAACCAAGAACCGATCCTATTAAACTAAGCATATTTATGTGTCCTCCTCGGCGACTACATTATGAAAAAGAATAGCGTCCACTTGGGCAATTAGGGAGTCAGTACCTTCATTATTCACCACTTCGAAGTCAACTAGGAAGTCCTGTTCCTCAGTCGGGTGATCCGACGCCACGCCATTCCGGCTTACCCGTAGAACCACGCCGCCCATGAAACGTATCTGTTTAACCTCGTTCTCAAACCTGATATCGTCAGCGACAATGTTATGGTTCAAGCTCATAAGCCCAGTGGCCTTACGTTCCCAGAGATTAATCCATATATCTTCCCCGATTAATTCGCGGCCCCACTCTGTCCCCAGCGTTTGCATGGCATGGCGTGGCGACTTCCCGCAAAGCAACGTCGAGGCCTCTTCCTTGCTCGCACCCTCAAGGTCATCCGTGGTTAATCCAACGGCAGAAAGCATATCCTTTAGGGGCTGTGCCATCTTCAGCTTTCTAAATCCCCGTTGCGAACACAAGTGATCAGCGGCCAGTGTCTTTCCACTGCCCATGTACCCAGTAATTCCTACGAGGATTGGCATAATTCATCTTCTTCTAGGTGCAGCAGTTCCTTGTTAAGGTGCCTAAGCTTGTCTACCGCCCTCGTCCTTGCGTCACGATGGACCTCTTCGCCATGATCCATACGCCACTCCAAGTCCTTAACTCTATCACGGACGCTTTCGATCTCGTGTTCCAGCCGGAGGATTGTGATGCGTAAATTGGCAACCATTACCCACTCCTAATGTACTTGTCTGGGTATATGAATATCACGGGTATCTTAATTGTATCACGTGCATATTCTATTTCCCGAGACACGCCTACACTTTTCTCCCATCCTTCAAGCATCAAGACGTACATCCCATTGGCATGTTTAAGTATTCCAAAGTCCATTCTAAGCCAATAGTTGATATCCCCTTTGATCGCTTCACCAACTGATTGTACGACATGATGATGTGTAATAGGAGAATATACACTAACACCCGTGTTCATCAGGGTGTAGCAACAACGAGTAATTTGTTCGAACCTCTGATTCCTAGCCGCATCATCTGCGGTGTCGTTTAGGGAATACGGTGAAGCTAGATAGACGAAGCCTTGGGCTTGGGATGCCAAACCTTCCACGCCCTGCACTCCTGTTGACATCCCTTCGGGCAAGCCCACGTTCCGTCCAGCTTCGGTAGATAGTTCGCGCACGTTCTCATCGTTTTGTCTTTTGGCTCTTCTGAATCCCAACATGCTGTCCTCTTAAAGCAACTTTTACATCTCCAATCGGTGGAATCATCCGATATTTTTCGTGCCTCGTTATTAAGTACATTCTCAATCTTCTGACGTAAGGCCTGATAATGAAATTCATCAAATTCGAGTATCTCAGAATGATACTCCGAGTTGTTTTTATTATACGAGACAAGCACACCCTTCTCGAACTGGGCCATGCCCATCATAAATTGCATCTGTGAATAATAGTTGTTGTGGCTGGACTTCACCCCGTTCTTCTTGAACAGCTTAAACCTGGCATCGTTCATGCTCTTGATCTCAAGCAACCACGATTCACCATTGGGGCCCTCCAGCACACCATCGGCGTGACCAACTGCGTGACCACCATAGCAATGGTAAGCCCACTGCCGGTTATTCATGGGGTCTTTCTCCATGACCGCCACGCCAGCCTTCTTCATATCGTCTAGAACCTGTCGCTCTATGCGATGACCGTCACGGAATATCCTACTAAGCTGACCGGAGATGTCCGTGTCAGGGTAACCCCGCAAAGCATACGTGATCATTGCTTCACAGGAGTTACCAATAACACTAGCGCCGATATAGGAACGCGGCGGTCTATTGCTTAATTTTTCCGTATCATATGCGTGTTCTATAAGGTCCGCGATATCCATCTCAAGTCACCTATCATACTTCTCGCTCGTCAACGTTCCGTCAGACCACCTGATCCACTGCCTCTTCGGGTAAGGAAGTATGGGCTTGCCGGTTAGGTAAGCCGGAGGTGGCGTAGGAATTAGTTTCGCAAAATACCTACGCACGATTTCCGCGAAGGTTTTTCGACCTGTGCGAAGCATTTTCGACCTCACAGGGGAAAAAGACGGGAGGTTTCCCCCCCGCCTAAAACCAATCAAAACGGTATCTCGTCTACCAAATCATCTACATCTTCAGCGTCATCAGTAGGGGCGGTAGACCGTGGGGAGGATGATTGGTTTTTTTTTGCATCCGGCTCGATTTCGCTTGGATCAAAGAATCCCTTTAACTTTGATCCCACGCGCTCCACCCCATCCTTCTCGTAGGTGTCTTGCCCAACAGATATGCCGACAGTCAAACCAATCAGGGTCTTAATGTCGCCGGGGTTGTCGGGGTTGGGATGCTGGCCGAATGTAAGCAACGCCTTTAGTTGCTCCCGTCCAATGCGGGTGGCCACCTTCGAGGATGGTACGAACACATTCAGCCAACCGCGTAGCGATCCACTGCCGTTTGTGTCCGTCATACTTAACTCAACGGCGTTGCCCTTGTTCTTAGTGTCCTTCAACTGGGCGTTCTTAACCGTTACGACATAACGTCCGGGGCTCAAGATAGGGGCCGCTGTCGAAACCTCTACCCCGGACAGGCTTAGTTCCTTAAAATTAAACGCCATTATTTTTTCTCCTTCACGATCTTAGTTATGGCTTTGTTGAACTCGTCATCGTCCATATCAAGGCGCTTGAGAAGTTCCACAACATTACCAGTTAATTCAACAGGCTTCAGACGCCTACGTTCATCCCTGACCTTTCCGTGCCACCCCTTCACTTCGTCTGTGATTGTATAGCGCAGAACCTTTTGCCTACCGTTCTTCTCGTCGGTAACTCTGACTCCGCAAAATACACAGTCGAAGATACCCGGAAGCTGTTGTGTGGTTTGTTTGCCAGCAACCATAGGCCAGTAATTCGTGTTGCCGTTATCGTCCGTACTTTCCTTGGCTAATGCGGTCACGATAACATGCATATCCATATCGCGTATAGCCTTACACGCACCAATGAGTTGGCTTGCGTGGTTACCCCAGACAGCAAACCCATCACTGTTCTTGCCGGACTTCTCCGCCAACATCCTCTGCTCTTTCTCCGCGCTTTTAAACGACATGTCAGAAAGTTCGGTCAAGCTGTCGATGCCAATCCAAAGGTACTTCTTCTTCTTGAAATCATCCGTCTTGGTCCACTTGAAGATGTCTACGAAGCTGTAGCTTTCTTTGTCTGGGTCCGATCCGTCGTCCCAAGATGTAAACGGTAGGTAGTCGATCTTAGCTTGGCGGATGGAACTCAGCCCACTCTCGCCGGAGAAGATAAATCCCTTGCCGTACTCCTCTTGGAAATATTTAAGCTGGGTTGTTTTTCCCCAACCGTGGTGGCCGTACAACAGAACCTTGCGTCTTGCGGTTCTCTCGTCCGAGGTGTTCATTGGTGCGAATCCCATTAACTGCTCCTCGTTACTTTTACAGACACAGGTCCGGGCTTGCGGGTAAGTGCCGCGAGCAACGGGGCTTGTTCTGCTTTGGTTAGTTTGTGGAAGGAACGCTTATCGATGGTAAGCCTCTTCCGTACATATTCCGGTATCGCACCAGAATGAAATAGGGCTTCGAGAATTTTCTGGTCCCAATCATACCGTTCCTGACGGTTGATCGTGACGATGCTGGTGCCTATTTTTTTGCTCTGCTCACCAAAATCATCACCAAATTCAGCGATAATCCCGGCCTCTAAGGTAGACATCTTTTCCTTACTCTCGTCGAAGATGACCTTGGTCTCGGTGTAATCTTCCAAGAGTTTCTGCATACCCGAAGTAGCGGTATCGTTTTCGAATGCATCCCAATCAGACATGGAATTCTCCTCAGGGTTATGGTTATCGTCACCGCTGGTTATATATCAGTCTGAAATAAAAGACAACTAGGTATAGTGATAAAACTTTGTCACGTTTATGGGACTAGGTTGATTAGCTGTCCGGTTTGTGAGAAAAGGAAGAACCCATAACCAGAAGGAGTTAGGAGTGTGTGGAAATTTAACGCCAAGAGATTTATCAGTGATTGTGGCGGTCCCAACGAGGTCGCGAAGCTACTGGGCAAGCCACGGACAGCGCCGTACCGTATGATGAACACCCGGTACATGACCACGCGGCATTTCGAAGAGATAAAGAATGCCGTTAAGGGCCCCCTCAACATCGATGATTACTTTGAACAGGATGATAACAATGACGGATCGAAAAGAAGAACTAAAGGCACTTCTGTATGACGAGGCTGTCGATGCAATAGATCGCGGATGGACAATTATCCCCCTGTCCGTAAGCGGCAAGAAGCCCCTGGCTGGCTGGAAGGAATATCAAACACGATCCACCACCATGGAAGAGGTAGAGGATTGGTTCGATAATGGCGCACCGACATCAAGCGGCACTAGGGTAGAGATATTTAATCTGGCCCTAGTCACGGGCGCTATCAGTGGCGTGATCGTATTAGATTGCGACAACGCCGAGGCAGAGGCTTACGTAAAAAAGAAGAACCTGACCACACCGATAGCCGTCAAGACCACGAGGGGGCACCATTACTATTTCGCGCACCCCATGCAGGGTAAGCGTTTCGGGAATAAGGTTGGCGGCACCGCCAGAGAATGGGTAAACATCCAAGGCCTAGACCTTAGGGGTGATGGCGGGTACGTGGTAATGCCACCGTCCGTCAAGCTAAACGAAAAGCGTGAAGTCACCCACCAATACAAGTGGGAAATAGCCGAACACCACAGCTTCGATGACCTCGCCGACCACGAGTGGCAGGGAAACCCTACAGAAATTACCGACTCCGAGGAAGCATTCAGCTTCGACACCCTTAACCTTTCTGCAATTTCCGTAGCTACCCCAGAGCAATCGCTGTCCATCAGCGAGCAAACCGAAAACCGTGTCGCCATACTGGGACGAAAATTACGGGATGGGGACGGAACAGATGATTGGATGGTCCGGTTTTGTGGTCAGATGGTCCGAAAAGGTGTTGTTGGAGACAGTCTAATACAGACCGTAACTAACTATTATCAATCCTTTTTTGATCCTCAGTCCTACTCCGCCGAAGAACTAAAGCTATGGCTGCTCCAGAAGATGCGATCTGCCCAAGATATGGACAGAAGGAACTACCCAGACGACTACGACGAGGCTGGCATACGCAAAGACAAGCTCATAGTGCGACAGGAAACGGCGATTGTCCCACCGAGTCGCCTCGTTCCCATCTACGCCCCGGCTATCGATGACCTTATAGCTAACCTGTCAGACGAACCGTTCTGGGTTGACCCACTGATCCCCGAAGCAACGATTACTCAGGTCGTTGGCTTCAACGGCCACGGTAAGAGCTATTTCTTGTCTGCGATGCTGACATCCCTCGCCGCCGGTAGGCCTAGCTTCGGCCCCTACGAAATGGGCAAGTTGGCCAAGGTATTCTACCTAGACTACGACAATCCAAGGCGTACCACCCTGCGGAGGATGAAGGATTTCAACAACACTTTCGGATACACCAACGAACACTTCGCCCTATGGTCACCAACCCTCATAGCCCCCGAAGACGGTGGCGAGATGGACCTGATGTCGCAAGCGGGGTTCAACCTACTCGGCGAATGGCTCGAAGTTGTTAAGCCTGACATCCTTGTCATCGACACAATCCGCAACGCCTTCCGTGGCCTCGAAGAAGCAAGCCCCACCGAGTGGGCGAAGGTAAACCTCGTGGCAAAAACGGTCAGAAACAAAGGGGTCTCGGTTGTCTTGGTCCACCACCGAAACAAACCAGGGGACGCTGGTCTAGGTCGTGAGGCCGGATCGACGGCGCAACTCACCGATGTCGATACCCAGATTTTCATCACCCAAGTCTACCAAGACAAGAACGATGTCAAAGCAAAGGCCGGTCTGGACGACGCTAACCTATACGTCCACACATCCGACGGCAGGGAGTTCACGCCCTATACCTACCTAGGCGCACAAGCCGGTAACGATTGCAGAATCGTAATGGTTACACAGGTCAGCTTCGGCAAGGTCAGGCAACAGACGGAGTTGCACCAAACTCACTACATCGGCTGGTGCGAACACCTGATCAGCGGCAAGAAGTTCATCGTCTCCACCAAATCCCGGAAGCAACAGGCCCTTCACATCTCCAAGACACAAGGCCTCGGCTCCTCCGAGATCAGTAGACTGCTGAAGGTTCCGCAATATGAAATTCGTAGGTGGCTGGGGATGGACGCTGATGGTCTGTGAGCGTTAACACGTTAACACGTTAATCTTTAACACTAAGGAGAATAATGCGAAGCATTTATTCTCCTTGTTTGTCTTTAGTTCTTGTTTGCGTTAATACGTTAACGGATCGTCAACGCGGGTTGTAGACCTGTCAACCCGTTAACGCAACACAAAACTGAAGACACCCAACGACCGGGGTCTTCCGCCCCGGTCGGCTGATCGTATTTGTTAATTATTTATAAGGACTTATATGTATAATGCTAAAACTTTGTCACTGATATTGGAAGGAGGTTCGATGGGTAAGTCGGTTGTTGTCACCAAGTCCGACATCAACTATTTGGTCAAAGCATTAAAACAGAAGTTACCATACACAGAGATGGCCAGACGCCTCGGCATCTGTGTCGATACGGTTAAAAGAATCTTACAACGAGAAGGATTAAAGGATTTTGACGGAGCCAAATATGTTGTCTCTCTATCCAGTTCTCGCAAGACCGAGTTGTGGAAGCGGCCCTGCATAAGGTGTAGGGACGACCAACCGCGCCCAAAGTGGCAGTATATCTGCAAGAAGTGTACTGAATACAACGAACAGCACAACAACAACGGAGATTATTGGTAATGGCCTTAAAGCCCCGTGGTGCGAAAGGGAAGGGTGACAATTACGAGCGGGAACTTGCCACCTACTTCAACGAAAGTCTCTTCAACGGTTCCAACGTCATATTCAGAGCCCCCCTCTCCGGCGGCGGACGCAACCTCTCCGGTGGCGGTTCCGCAGACCTAACTGGCACGCCCCATATCTGGGTTGAAGCCAAACGCACCGAGAAACTCCGGCTCTACGAAGCCCTCCACCAAGCCGAGAAAGGCATCCGCGAAGCTCGTAGCCCCGACTTCCCCGTAGTCATCAACCGCCGCTCCCGCATGAAAACCGGCGATTCCCTTACCATAATGCGCCTAGACGATTGGCTAAATATGTATAGAACCGCCCTTAAAATTTGGTTACCATAGCCCCTGCGCCGGGGACGACTTCCACCCCCTAACCCCTATAGGTTCTCAAGTACCATGGCATGTAACACCCACGCATCCTCCACCTGTAAAAGCCCCGCAAATTGCGGTGGCAACTGCAAGTGCGGCACTGCCGCAGACACGAAGATCAAAGTCTTACGCTCCTCCACCATGCGGGGCAAAACGTCCCATGTCCGCTCCTACCCCCTACCAAAACCCACCATGCAGAACATGGGCGGCACCCCATGAACCACCAAGCCCCCAACAGATCAAAGCCTTCCCCTTCCGCAATATCCAAGGCCATTAACAAATACATCACTCTCCGTATGCAGGGCTCCGGCAACGCCATGCGCCCCACTGGCTCCGAAGGGGTCCGCCAAAGCAACTTCCAAGTTGAAGGCGATATCGAAGCCCGAATTCCCATAGACAAGCTTCTTCAGGATACCCTCCTCCGCCTCAAGGCCGGTGGCTATGCCTATGGCGGCAGGGTCAAGTTGCCCCAAGCCTTCCAAGACGAGGGTGCCCCCGCGTCCATCAAGTACGGTGACCAAGGCTTCACCAACCTTGGCATAGGCTTATCCAACAAAAATTACTCTATCGGGGCCGCCTTCAACCCGCAGACCCTCAGCAAATCCATCAACGCTAGATTCCAAGTAAAGTTCTAGGAGTACCCGATGCCCCATTACCGCGAAAACACCCCCAAAGGCGCACGCAACGTACCCCACCCCAAGGGCAAGCCCCAACGCCAGAACACGCCGGGTGGCGTAGAGCATGTTAAGTCCAAGGCCAACACGAAGTCCCGTAAGAAAAAGACAGAGGCGCAGCTTCTCGCCGAAGACAAAGCGAAATTTCTAGCCCGCTCCGCTAAATGGAATAAGGTCGAAGCCGACAAGCTCGCAAAGCTCAAGGCCAAGTTCGATAAGGACAATGCAAAATGGAACAAGGCAAATATAGAGAAGATGGCAAAGACAAAGAAAGCATTCTTAGCCGAGCGGGCCGCTTTCAACAAAGCCGAAGAAGCCAAGCTAGACAAGGCGATGGCTCGCCACAGAGCCTACAAAAAATAAAGGAAGCACTGGTCATGGACCCCACAGCACTAATTTGGAATGGCGTTTTGTCCCTCGTCTGTGGTAGTTTCCTTTGGTGGATGCGTGGCGTAAACTCATCCCAGCGAAACCTGGAGAAGATGACCTACGAAACCCGCGAAGACATAGCAAAAAACTACGTCTCCAAGACTGAATTCGGCCACCGCACCGACGATATTATGAAGCGGTTTGACAAGCTGGAAGAGAAGCTAGACACTTATTTCATGCGCGACAAACCATAACCAGAAGGGAGACCCACCACTATGATCCGCTCGACCAAGAAAAAGGCCCTCACCCTCAAGAAAAAGCCGGTGTCGTCCTACGCAAAGGCCAAGGCCATCCGCACTTCCAAGAAGCAACAGACTTCCGCAAGGCGTAAAAGCCTGATGCGGTAACAGAACCCCGCTACCCCGACCACCACCCTTACCATTAAAGAGGTTCTCCATGTCTAACGTTGTGTCGCTTGTCCCAAGCCTCGCGCACTGCCATCACTGCCCAAGCCGTACAGTTTGCCAAGCTACGGGTTGCCTTCAAGCCGTCCTCGTCCAACACCGAGACAAAGGGGACGGCTTTACGCACTCCGACAGCGCCCACTGCCCATGCGGAGCCGTCCGCTACAGCGCCGACGATCCTCGCACCATGCAACAAATTATGATGAAGGAGCCAGCCAATGAAATGTCCGAAATGTAATGGTACGGGGTGGGTATCTGACCCCAAGTTCGTCACCTCCCCATGCCCCGACTGCCAAGGCAATGGCGTAGAAGATTGTTGTACCGGCATGGAATCTCAGCCCCCACCATTACCGATCCTTGAAGAGTGAAAGCACTCCTCCTGATCCTCGCCGCTCTCGCCATCTTGTCTGGGTGCGGCATCCTCCCGATCCCGTGGTATGTCTCCGCCACATCCACCGCTACCGACGTTGCCCTTCACCAAAAGACAGGCAAAACATCCACCGAACTCCTCATTGGCGTAGTCACGAAAATGGATTGCCAGTGGTCGCGTGTCCTAGACCTAGGCACAAAACTCTGCATGACCCAGAGCGAACACCTAGATTATCTTCTGGCCAAGAACTGCGACACCTACAAATGGAATATCCTTGGCCTTCCAGAATGCCGAACCCTCGCGTATTCCGGGGCGCACTGAACACGGCCCTAAAAAATCTGAAATTTTTTTGAAAACACCTGTGTACAATCACAAGTCTCAAGCGTTGTACGCCAACAAGTTTCAGACGCTCTCTTGGGCAGACCTCCGGCGTAGTTCCGGGCCATCCTTCTGTTCCCGCCTTTAACGGTCAAGAGCCCCCTCGTCTGATTAAAATAAGTCAGAGCTTATAAATTTTCCCATCTTTTATAAATCGTGCCTTGTCTTCTAACTCGACCAAGGGCCTAGGCCGCAAGGAAACTTGGAACGGCATCCCGTCCAGAATAAACCCCGTATCAGCCCTACCAACCCCTACGCCACCGTCAGTGATCTCCGCACCGCCGTCCCTCAGGGCCTCGACCAGCCAAGTACGCGCATTCGTAAACGCTTCGATGTCCATCTCATCCACCGACTCGGAGCCCCGCTTCAGCCCTGCGATCTCCCGGTTCATGCCGTATACCCTGTCCTTGAGAATACGTATCTCACGCTTCGCCGAATCACGCTCCCAAGTCATACGATCCAATTCTCCCATAATTTTATCCAGTGACATATTTACAACACCTTTCCCATACTAAAAACACACCGCCAACACGCCGCTAACCTATTTTGTCTGGCACCGTCTGCAACCACCACCCAGGCAACTTCCTGTCACCGCCCCACGTGGCAAATCGCCCCTTGGCCGCACGGTAGTAAGACCGGTACGCTTCAACTACTTCGAAGTGGTCCTCCACATCCACCCCTCCCCTCAAGTGCCGCCACTTCTTCCCGAAACACATTGGCGGAGGAGGAGCCACGATGTCTTCCTCCTCGACCAACGAGGTGTGCAACCGCGAAGGCAAGCTCTGCAACGGATCACGAAGTGCGATAGTCCCGTGTTCCTTTTTGTACCTTTCGATATACAGAAGCTGTAGTTCCTCGAACATCGTATACACATACGCATACGTATACGCATTCATCCCAACCCATCTCGTGGACTCGTGCGTGGTATGAGTCGGCTTGAAGAAACTACCCTGTATAGCCCTCTGAATATCCTCTTGATCGTCGGACATCCAGTGATGCACGCACAACATCTGTGCGTACTCGACTATCATCTTCCTCAGGTGGGCATCGCAGTGGTATGTCGCCGCCTTCTGGGGGTCTACATCCAGATAGTAGATATTCACCGCTTCCCCCACTCAATTACGATCCTTCCCCCCATGGCTTCGACCAGCGACACGAAGTTCCCAAGCTGGGGCTCGTGCCGCTTCCACGATCTGGCCGATGAGTAGGATATTCCCGCTGTCTGCGCTAGAGCCGCCAGTTTAAGGTTCTTTGTCTTGATGACGGAGAAGACCTCTTTCACCAACGTACTCATGTTACATTTCCTTGAGCAGAAGCGACAAGAACCTTTCATCTCCTTTCGCCTCGGACGCAAGACGGTCCAGCACATCGCCACGCTTAATCCCGAACACCACGGCCAGCCCACTGATCCACTTATGGGTCTCGTAGTTGATTTGGACCGAGCATTTCTTGTTGGCCATCTTCGCCTTGGTGCTACCGTTTCCCCGACGCCGACGCTGGCGTCCCTCGTGGCCAAGAATATTCGCGCCCCAGAAGCGGCTACCTCTCACCCAATCCACTTGGCCCTGCGTAATATCGAAGTGCGAGGCGATCTCTTCCTTGGTGATCCCCGCCTCGTAGAACTCTATGATTTCCTTCGCTGTCTCAATGGGAAACTTGAAAAGTTCTCCGTTGTTCCGCCTCTTCGCAGTGACTAGGGCCTCTTGCCCCTTCGAAGCACTCAGAGTTTCTGATTTGATCATCGTATATTTATCCTATGGTTAAGGTTAGGTCCGTCCATCAATGTATGATAGATCGGACAGGTAATCAAGTCGTAAGTAGTCCAGCCACGGCGTCCCGTGCCTTCGAGGGGATAAATCCCCGATAGCGCATCGTCATGCGTATGTCCTTGTGCCCCAGCAAACCCTGCAACTCCGCAAGGTCCGCTCCGTTCTGGGCGGTCAGGTATGCAAAGGTGTGGCGCAAGTCATGCACCCGCATTCCCCTGTCCCCGATGCCCATCGCCTTGGTCACCCTCTTCATCGTTTTATTCATGTCGGCGCTGGCCCTGTTGTCGGACGTATACGCCCCCATCGGGTCGAACCCTTCCCTGTCGATGGCCCAGCCCAAGTTGTCTGGTATCGGTAGAACACGGTCGATGGTCTTGGTGTGCCTCGAAGGGCAGTAGACAAAGACGCTGTTGTTGGGCCGGTCCAGTTGCATGAGCCGTAATTCTCCCAACCGCACCCCCAAGTACACCAAGTACATGAAGTTCATATAGTTCACATCGCCCCGGACAGCCGCCAAGAACTTCTTGGCCTCGTCCTCGTTGAAGTGGGCGCTTCGCTCGTCCCTAATGCTCTTGTTGGGGTACGTCGGCACATGGCTGGCAAACTCACGGTTACCATGATTGATCACCGCATTCAGCACGTTGATGTACCGCCGCCGCGAGTTGTCTTGGAGGTGATCCCAATGCCTGACGATGTGTTGTGACATGTAACGGATCGTCAGCCTATCCACGTTGATGCCGCCGCAATGAAGCTTCAGCAACGCAAGCACCCGATCCTCCGTTCCCGGCACCGCATTCCGCGACACCGACAGGGATTTCGAGTAGGCCCCGATGAAATCTCCGAAGCAACGACGCTCGTTGGGCAGAGCGCCACCCCGAAGGATGGCGCTCTCCGTTTGTATACGCACAACGTCCGCTTCTTTTCTCCGGTGCCTAGGCAACCCCGTAGACATCCGCACCCTTTTCCCCAGCAGGGTGCCCTGTATATACAGAACGTTGCCCCTCGCCGACACTTTCAGACTCATATCGATTCTCCTATATGTTCACGTTTTCCGATTCCATGAATGTGTTTCGCGGATACATTCACGTTTTGCGATTTTGTGAAGGTGTCACCCCCTCATTCTTCTGAAAGGTTCCAACGCCTTCCAACAGCGAGATGTGTTCGTTGACCGCTGCCGTAACAAAATTAGGCAAGTCGTACAGCTTCGTAATCGTACCGTTGTCTAGGGCCACTAGGATCGTCCAACCCTTTACCTGTACAGGCATAATCGTTCTCCTTGTTAGGATGCTGGCGCTTCCATCTGTGGTAAGCCCAGTTTCTGGCACATGTCGATGACCGCCGGATAGTCACCTGGTTCAAGCTTGTCTTCGATACAGATAAAGTGCTTGATCTCCCCGGTCCCACCGTTGCTGTAGGTGAAATCCCATACGGCATCGTAGGCCACCTTCCCGACAACCATCCCCCAATTGGGAATCGATATCAATACGTGGGCTCCCTCCTGATGCTTGGAAAGATCGAAGCAGTTAGCCCACTTGCCGACAAGGGCGTAGCCGTTCTTCTTCGCCTTGTAGTCAACGCCTTCCAACAAGCGGCCCCAACGTCTAGGTTTCTTCACGGCGGCTCCGCCGCCGCCCCCCTTTTTCCCCTTGGTCTCGGTGGACTTGCTTGATTTCGGCAACAGGGTGTACTCCTCGCCCTCAAGCCTACTAATTGCGGCCACCACCACCGTGGCAATGGACCGTATTGTCTTGGCGTCAGCCCCGCCAAGTAGGTTCTTTACAACATTTGAAATATCAGCCATTGTCTTTCCTCTCCTTCAAGAGCTTGGTTATGTAAGTGTGCGCCCTCAGTACGAGCTTTTTCCTAAAAGCATCGTCGTCCAGACACATCTTCACGCCCACTGCCATAAGACCCACCTCGTCGAGCCTGATTCCGTCGTACAGCAGACATATCTCAACCGTCTTGTTCTTACGAAAGTGTAGTATGGCCTCGCCATCCTCGGGAGTGATGGTGGTTACCTTCTTGCCGCGAAGCCACTTCTGGTACTCGTGGTCTTTGTCGGTCTTTTTCTTCCTCACTTAACGACCTTCATCTCACGGTACTCGTCGCCGTCCCGAACCTTGCACTCGTGTTCGAGCCATTTCTTGAGCATGGCCCCCAAGTTATCCGGTGCCCTGTCTGTCTTATAGATCAACCCACCGTGTTCGATGATGTTGCCTACATTCGTAACCAGGATTGCGGTGATGTGCTTGAGGTCGCCAACCGGCACCTCGGTAGCCTTCTTATCGTGCTTCCACTTCGATGCGATCCGCTCCATCTCGGCGCAGATGGCATCCTGTTTCTGGGGCGTTGATCTGCCGGTCCTGATGGTATTCACCTTGTCTTCCACCTCTTCCAGTGTCGGCGGATCAACCGGCCTGACGAGGAAGTCGGGGATGTCCATCAAGTCCTCCTTGTCTGCGTCCATCTCACCCTTCATGGATGAGAACAGGTCGCCCGGCCTTGGCGTTGTGCGGTATCCACCCGGTGAGCCGATTGTAGAGCGTGACTTTTTCGGCGGCAGATGCAGGGTCTTTTGCTTGGGTTCCTCCTTAGTGATGCCCAGCTTTTCCAGTTCGCTATTAGCGATCTTTTCGATGTTGTCGGTCATGGTATTCTCCTAATGGTTATTTGTAGAAGCCAACGATGTCGCCCATACGGACGACCACGTTCTCGTCTCGCCGCTGTAGTTCAACGGCACTGCTTACGGGGAAGGTGAACTTGAGGGCCAGCACACCATCGATCTCAAAGGATGGTTGCAATTTGCCTTGTCCCCCCACGCTCAATTCGAATTGGTACTGCATCACCACCGTACAGGCGAAGTCAGGGTCCGCCTCGCTACTGGCCAGTATGTGCCGTTCTAATTCTACGACTATAGGATTTTTTGAAGTCATGTTGGATGATCTCCTTCGCTATAAGTTGCACTTTTGGTAGGTTCATGTGCTTAACGCCGCCTTTTCTGCACCGCCTATGCACCTCGGCCCAGAACAACAGCGTCATTCTCGGTTGCAGATGAAACCATTTACTGGGGATATTGATCGATTTCCTACGAGGCTTTAGCTCGTGAGCCATAGCCACCCCCTATTAGGCTGGCATTATCTACGGTGAAGCGTTCCCCGATAATCATCTTGGCGATCTGGTCCAGCACGGTCTTGGACAGGTCGTCTATGCTGTTGATGATAACCCATTTCGGGAAGTATCTTTTCACGCAGTCGGACGCAATCCCAATCCCGACGCACGTAATTCCCCGTGCCTCAAGGTTGGCCACCGCATCCCTCGTGTAGGCGTCCCTGTCCTTAGTGTTGAAGGACGTTGACCATGCTGGATATCCATCGGCCAGCAACAGCAGAACCTTCTTGGATTCATGCCGCTTGAGCAGTCGATCACCCGCCTCTCGCAAGGCACAGGCATCTGCATTCGCACCATCGGCACTCGTGGGGATCATCCCCATCGTGTGGTAACACTGGCGCAGTGCCTTATCGAAGGGCTTGAATACCGGCATGTATATGGCGCACTCCCTTGCGTATCCGGTCATGGCGATACACTTGCCCTCTTCATCGTAGACCGTCTTGATGTTCCTTAATCTTTCCCAGCTTTCGCCAGACAAGGACATCGTGGTGTGCCCGATTACCTCGTAAGGCACGTTGCCGCTCTCAAGCGCCTCGGCCAGCGCAATCGCCGAATGCCCAGCAAGTTTCATGGGCTCGCCCTGCATACTCCCGCTACAATCAACGAGTAGGGTAACCGCCGTATCGATCTCGTCACCCTCTATGCGTCTGCGGTAGATGTGGTCGGAGCCCATAATGATATTCGGGGCCTTGCTTCGGACGTTCAATCGTCCACTGATCCCCGTCTCGTAGTCACATGTAACCTTGGCGATCAGCGCCCTCTCAAGCTTGCGCCTCATCGTCGCAACCCTGCTACCAAGAACCTTCTTGGCGGCGTGGTATTCCTTGCGGTAATGAGCCGCGTTCTTCAGTGCGTGTTTCGGTATACCAATCACATCGTCAGCCGTGGTGAACGGTACTTTGTGGACGGTCTGCTTCACCGCCCTGCCTGTTTCCTTGGACATCGTATGGTTCGACAACAGTTCCTTCACGATATTGAGATCGTGGTCCATTGGCGTAGGCTCCGGCGTCAGCGCCGTTTCCCTGTCTGCTTCCGAAGCACCGTGACCGATTGTGTCACTGCCATCGCCCTTTGTCTTAGAAGCCTTGCCGCCCTCGGATGCCTCGTTCTCACCGTGTTGGGTCTTCTCAACGGCGTCGTCAGCGTCGTCGCCATCGCCCTTGTCTTGATCCCCACTGCCGCCGTCGCCGGGCCCGTCGCCGTCGGCGTCATCACCATCCTCGCCTGTGCCTTCGCCCTTCCTCGTGCCGGTATCCGCGCCGGTTCCCTTAGTCTTGCCCTTTCCGGGGCCGTCAGGCTTCTCCGGCGGTAATTCCTTGGCGAGTTCGTCGGCTACCCGCTCGGCAAGTTTGATGCCTTGGGCGAATCCCTTATGGGCGAGGCTCTTATTGACTTGGCCTACCCCCTCGACACCATGTTCGATGCCGTTCAGCACTGCGTCAGCCACGAGCGTGGCCCGTCGCTTAACATCCTCGCCCAACTGATCGAATGCCGTGCGTATCACCTCACTGGGATAGCCCAGCTTGATGCGGCCTATCCATGTCACCGCAAGTGGCAACATTTTCCAAGGATCGTTCAGTATGCCGCCTTCGATGTCGCTCTTGTGGTTCTCCGCGAAGTGGCGGCACACCTCTTCGGCGGTCTTGTCGATGCTCTTCGGCATACCGGGGTACAACTTACATCCACCACTCTCTATGCGGATGTCCTCAATCGCCTGTCCCATGCTGGCGGTGAAGTGACGGCCCGTCTTCGCCATTTCGGTTAGCCATTTCGCACCGACCACGAAGTCGGTCAGTAGTTTGTGAAGACTTTCGTGGTTGGCGTAGCCACGCCCGACATTCACTTGTCTGTGCGTCATCATGGCGTCCTGATCTTGCATGGGCATGATCACGTAGTCGCCGTTGGTCGCCGCACCCTCGCCCTCGAACACAACTTTGGTATCGAAGTCGGATGATATGGTTCTGATGGCGGTGCGGGTGCCATCCATATACTCACTGCCCCTGATGTAATCCCGGTCAAGATCGGGATCGTTCTTCGGTAGGTAAAAGGTGTTTGCCATTACATTCTCCGTTAGGTTAACAGCCACGTGAGCAATATGATTATTGCCGTTCCCAATGCGAATTCCATTTGCTTTCTCCTATGTTGATCGTGGTTAAGATATTGTCGCCGTGAACTTGCAGCTTGCGAAGCAACGATCCGCCAACTCTACGATACGCTGGCGGTTATCCATCGGGGCTCTGTCTATTACGCTGGTCGTCACCGCGAACTCCATTGCCTGTGCCTTGGTAGGAAATATCCCCTCGAAGAAGTTATACATCTCACACATCGCCATCGTGTCACGTGGGGATACCGGCACCGTTGTCTCGCCTTCAGAGAATGCCTTTCTGCACATCCCCGCGAAGGTCGTTATGTTGTCGATCACTTCGTCTGCGATACCGTAGGTCTTCTTGAGGAAGGCGCTCTCTTCCTCTTTCGTCATGTAATCGACTTCGATGAAGATCGGGAACCTGTTGAGCAACGCGCCGTTCATCGGCCTGACCCCCGCATACACGCCGTACTCGTCTCCCTGCCCCCTAGAATTGGCGGTGGCAACGAAGCGGAACAGCGGGTTGGGCTTGACCAAGCGGCCACCGTCTTCCGTAAGCAGTAGGCCCTTGCCCTCGGTGGCTCGCTGGATTACGAACATTACGTCCGGCTTGCCTACGTCGATCTCGTCCAAGACAAGGAAGCAGGGCTGAACCATCGCCCTTGGCAGAATGCCTTCTTTGAACTGGGTTATGCTGGTCCCACCGTCATTTACGATGTTCATCTGCCCAACCAGATCAGCGCGTTCAATGTTGCCGTCCAAGTTGATCGGGAAGACAGGGAACTGAATGACTGCGGCCACCTGTTCCGGCAGTGTCGTTTTCCCGGTGCCAGTATGGCCGTGGCACCACACATTCTTGCCCATGATGAAGGCCGTCAGGAACTTGATCAGGTGAGTGGCCCGGAATTGGTAGTGATCAACCGGCATCGGCACCATCGGGTGTTGCGTTACAGCACCCTTGTCGTTCTTCCATACCAGCGTCGGTATGTTGAAGTTGAGTTGCTTGATGGCCCTGCCGGTACGTGGGTTCTTAAACAACTTCATGGCATTTCGCTGTACCACCTCATAGGTGAGGGTATCTCCATCGACTTCTGCCTTGCCCGATATCTGCACGGGTGCCGTGAAGGTGCGCCCCTTGAGGTACTTGATCTCTTCCTCGAAGGCACTGGCGTTTAGGCGAAGTTGCTTGATCGATGTCAGGGTTTCCTCAATGTCCGTAAACCCAGCCTCTGCGGTGGCGGTGTCGCCCAGCCCGTGCTTGACCATCGTATTGATTGCCGCTCTGACGTTGGCGTCCACGGTGACGGGTTCGGCAACGGTTACGGCGGTGTCTGCCGTTTTCTCCTCTGTCTGTGCGCCTTCGCCCAAGAGGCCCTGCTTCTTTAGAATCTCGTGTATGGCGGAGCCCCCATCGTATCCTTCGGGGTCAGCATTGGACGATGTGGTGAGTTCGACGCTGGATGATAACGAAAGCCTCTGCTTGGCGGTCAGCTTGAATTTCTCGCCAATCATCCGCACGGCATCTTCGCTCTCTGCCTTGATGGCCTCTACGCCGTCATGCTGGAAGCCGATGTCGTCTTCCTTCGCCCGGAGGTAGGCCAAGGTCAGTGCGAGGGTGGTCATGTGGTCCAGACCAAACCCGAGTTCGGTGTTGTCGTCACTCATATCGGTGTCCACCTTTGTGGTTCCGGGGTTGCCCTTGGTTGGGATGATCCCTGCCCTGCCTGTCAGACAGAGGTTGTAATCCGGCAAGTGTTTCGGGCTGGGTGTGGTCAGCTTCGTGGCCTGTTGTTGTATTTTACGGTTATACCCGATGAGTGGGCCATACGGCTTACGTGATGCCTTGACGCATTCGTCGGGGTTCAGCAGGGCCCTTTCCATCAGTATCAACTGGTCCCTCAGACAAGCCATCGCGGACAGGCGATTTGTTCCGGTCACCAGAACAGTTTTGATAACGTCCCGCATGAGGTCGGCGCTTAACAGGTGGACGAGTTGATTGAAGGTTTTGCACGTGGCGTTGTCCATCATCGCCGCCGCCTTCTCCACCGTTTGTATCTGGGGGCCAACGGACGCTTGCCCCCTTGAGTGGTCGATGATGGCGAGGAATAGTTTCTTCAGCCCAGCACGGCGTTGGGCCGCTGGTTTCTTATTCAGTTCTTTCAGCCTTGTGGCTACTGCTTCGGGGTTCGATATGGCGTCTGAAAATGGTGGTATTTTATCGGTCATCGTTATGCCTTTCGGTAATGGTCAGATTAAAATTGATTTCGACATCATCCAATGCTCTCCTTAACTCTTTGAGTTAAGATACAAGGGCGTGACGCGAGGCGTGTCACCATACGCCGGTCTCAATGGTATTTTTCAGCACTACGCATTCGTTGGTAGTCCACGTATGGTCGGCGTGGTACGTGACTCCGCCGCACCCGATGAACCATTCGATAAGCATGATGCCCATCAGGGTGCCCACTGCCCAGAGACCCAGAATGATGGCGGTCCCCTTCACGAAGCTTTTCAGTCTGCTTTCCCGGTATTTCGGGGTCTTACGAATGGGTTGGAGATTGCCGCGAGTATCAACGTAGAGCCTGTCCGCGATAATCATTCCCGTCGGTGTATGTAATGGTCCTTTGGGGTTCATTGTGACCTCCTATCTAAGTGATTGTTGGCCGGGAGAAACCCCCCTCGGCCTCGTCTAGGACAACCCATGCGCCGTCTTTGAGGGTAAATCCCATCTTGCACCAGCTACACCAGTGCCCGTGATCGTCCATTGATTCAAGATTATGTCCGCACTCCGGGCACATGAGGTTTTTTTGCGCGTCGAACGCCTCGAACACCGCATCCCACCCCGGCATTGGCGTGGCCTTGATAATTTCGAATGGCACCATCGCCCCCGATACGTTGAATGGTTTTATCTGTGATACGGCATGCGTATCAAAAACATCAACGTCGGCGGAGATTTTACCCTTCTTCGTCTGCTTATGAGTGAGTTTTAACTGGTACTCATTCGTGCCCAGCGTGTCGCTGTCTAACCCGATCATTTGGTTGATGCCATCTCGTATCATCACGAGATAGGCCCGTGTAATTGGGTTCATCATGCATTTTCCCCTCGGTTATGATTTCACCACTGTAGCATATATCATACAACAGTCAACTCATTGTCTGATATCCCGTACATGGTCCATGCCTCTGACTGCGAACAGCCCGTCTTCTGGATGTACCGCACGGCGTTACGCCTTTCCTGATAGCCGCCTCGTCGAAGCTTAGTGGCTACGCCCAGAGCATTGTCCCCTGTCTGGTAGGCGAGGGTCTCGGTTGCGAGGCACTCAAGGATGGCTTCCTTGTAGTATCGCAAGGCATCCCTGATCGTGTTGTCATTCGGTGTCATTGTCGGTTCCCCCCTTGAGGTCTTCAACCGGAAGGTAGGCAAGCAAGCTTTGTGCGTCTGTGACAATCGTCTCTGGTTCTTCGCCATTTGCCAAGCGTTGTACGATCTCGACATAAGACCAAATTGTGGCAGTGCCGTGTGGATTCTCGTTTGGTTTTGCCATTGGAATTCTCCTGTAAGGGTTATGGTGTCAGTCTGCTTTCTCTCACCTCAAGGACATCAAACCAGCTAACTTCTCCGTCCACTGGCCCTTCCCTGCTGACTGCCGAGAAGTCTGCGCCGTCCTCGATTGTTTTCATCGCCTTTTTCTTCGCGTCCTCTTCGCTGTCGGCGTTAACGTAAATCCAGCCCGTTTCTGTTACGCAACGGGCGACCATGATGTCGTAAGGCTTACTCATTGGGGTTTGCCCCTTCTTTGGGTTTTGTCCCTTCCTTCATGTGCCGCAACATCACCTTCAGCGTTACGATTAGGTCCGATGTCATTGCAGGGTCCAATAACACCTCGTTGATACGCAATTCGCCACCACGAAACACGTGGCGAAACGCGCTTTTGATGCGGTTCCATAACGAACCGCACCCATCGTCGGTGACCGTGAAATAAACCTCACGGTCATCGTGATCTTCTTCGACCCAACGCATCACGTGCAAGAAATGGTGCGGTGTGCCGCATTGGCATGTGAAATAGTTGTGTTCTACTGGCATTGTGTCACCCCATGTGAATGATTTTGTGCTTGTTGTAGCACTCGTTGCGTTTGATCTGCGCGAAGGACTGCTCACCGGTCCCCCGACATGAGTGGCAAGGGCCGCTATGTTCGCTCTTGCCGTTGATTGTTGCGCCCCAACGATAGACGCCGGTGCCGCTACACTTGCAGCATTTCCCCGGCGTGGCGTTTGGCATCGACAGGTCTGCCATTAGACCCCCCGCAACCACTTGCGAAACTTCTTCGCCTTGGTCAGGGTGTTGAAAAACTCCCACGAGCGAGCCATGCAAATGGTCGTTAAGTCTGCCTCTTGGACAGGGTGAAGCCACGAGACCCGCCACCCCTCGCCGTAGCGCATCAGTTGGATTTGCCTTGTCATTGCGGTTTTCTCCTTTGTTGCTGCGTTGTTGCTGCCGCCCGTGAATGGGTCCGACATCCAGACAAAAAAATACCCCCCACGGGCGAACCCGTGAGGGGCGAGTTTAGGGAGGTTCCTATGCTTTGGCGGCGGTCATCGCCTTCACGATTTCGAGCTTCGCCTTCTGCGTGATCTTGGGATCGCTCAGGAAGGCGTACAACGCGCCATCCTCGCTCGGCACGACCGCTTCCGTAGCCTTCACGCCCTTCTTCGCCTTCGGCGACAGCGCATCCACGAAGGTCTGCACCGTCGCGGTGTTCGCCTTCAGGTGCGCGATTTTGCTCTCCAGCCCCTTCGTGTTCGCGCCATCGGCCTTGCGAGC